TCCCGCATGTCTGATGCATGGACCTGACAGAGCTACGGAGACTTACGCCATCGAAAGCTGGAATTCCATTCCACGCCGATCAGAGATGGTGGAGTTGTTGCGGCTAGTGGATGAGGTCACAGGATGGGAGAATGATCTGATAGACACCAACGAGTTCTCAGAGGATGGAGAGGCAATGATAAACGACATAGATAATTTGCGAGAATACGCCCAAAAACTAAAAAAGGAGATGACTGATGAGTGATTTGCCAACCAAACCGGGAAATTATTACTGGCGAAAGTCAGACAGGGATAAGTGGGCTAGAGTTTTTGAAGTGAGATTTTCTCACTCAATGGGGCTTTGTGTCGATGCGGGGTTTTATTATGAAACAGTCCAACAGCGAGGAGGCCAGTGGATCCCAATCCCCACCCCCGAGGAGGTGCTGGAGCTGATGTGGAGGGTGCATAATGTGTTGGACGACCCGTCTTCCATCGAGCTGGGGCATCTCGGGGAGTACGTCAACAAACTCAGGACGGGGATGGAATCATGAACGGCAACAAACCATTCCAACGCCCATGCCACCCTAAACGTGGGAGACGACACATCGACCCGTTGGACCGTTACCTTAACAAGTTATTCGGAGAACCTCTCGGGCATTGGGTGCATTTAGGGAGAATCACGCCCTATGCCGAGAATGTGGTCCAACGGGCCAACTCTAATCATATGACTATTTGTTTGCTTGACATACTATGAAAACCAAACACTGCGGAGGATGCGGTCAGATAAAGCCAGAGGATCAGTTTGCCAAAAACAGGCTCGCTCCAGACGGCAGACAATACCACTGCCGAGAGTGCCTCAATGCCTACAGTGTCATCCGAAAAGCCGCGATCAAAGACGGCACATGGCGAGTTAAATAGAGAGGAAACGAATGAAGGAAATTAAAGATTGTGTTGCGTGCGGATCCACCGCCCGGGTTGTCCTGGGTGGTCGGGTGAAATGTATGAACCGGAGATGTCAGATGACCGGGCCAAAAACGGATCGCTACGGCGAGAAGTGGAACAAGCTGCCACGGAAGACACAGGGCAGGTCGGGTCGCAGGACACCTCCATGGCAAAAGGGAATCAAAGAGGTTGAAACCAGGGCTACCGATGAGTCAGGAGGTGAGCAATGATACGCATCGTGGTTGAGGTGTCTGAGGACGCAAATGGCGTTGCCTTTGAGAAATACGTCCAGGCATGTGGGGCGACACCTGGCGAGGTTGAGGTAGGAGAGGGGGTTGATGCGATCATTGACGAATATTTGGACACCCTCGAAGAGACGGACGATGTCATCGATGCTCAATCATTTGCGCGGAACTAGCGCGAGACCTATGGATAAACGGCTCATCATACGTGGTCAGCTCGGGGACAACTCGAGCTACGATTATCACTCGCGCATCATCATCGATGGCATGCTGGCGCGTGGATGGGATCTCTGCGTGGTTCCCTACAATTCGGACGCATGGTCGCGTGTCCTCGATGATCGGTATGAGCGGATCATTGCGCGTCAACCAAAATGGGACGCTCCTACCCTCATCATCCACCCACCCAAACAAACACCCGACGATCCTGACCGGACGGTGTATTCGACCATGTGGGAGACCACTCGGATCCCCCAGGCATGGATCCGAAACCTGAACAGGTGCCGTGCCGTGATTGTGCCGTCGAACCCAAACATATCGACGTTCTCGGCGCAGGGAGTAAACTCTCCCATGCACTGTGTGCCGTTCGGGGTGGATACATCAGTGTTCCAGTCCAGGTCATTTGTCAGGCGAAGCACGGTTGTGTTTGGGACATCAGGGATCTCCCGTCATGGTTGGCCCCGCAAAGGGTTCGACGAGGTCGTCGATGCATTCCTGCTGGCGTTCCCGGAAGGCAACGAAGACGTGGAACTTCGCATTAAGTGCTACCCCAGGGATCCGATGCCGTCCTGGACGGATCGTCGCATCGTGAGAGATGAGGGTGAGTGGGCAAAAACGGATTTGGCGGCGTGGTATCACTCCATCGACTGCTACGTGTCGATGAGCAAAGGTGAAGGTTTTGGTTTGATGCCGCTCGAGGCTATGGCATGCGGACGACCATGTGTGATCCCGGCCTGGTTTGGACCGGAAGCGTACGCGAAGGAGTCCAACTCGTTTTTGGTGGATTACAAGCTGGTCCCGGCGACGAATTATTACGAGGGACAGGGATTGTGGTGTGATCCATCGGTGGAAAGTGCGGCGAATATTATGCAGCAGATAGTAAAGCGTCCATTGATGATTAACGCAAAGGCGCGTCAAGCCCGGATCGATGCGTCACGGTTTACCTACGCACGCATGGTTGATGGGTATATTGATGTCATCAATAAATATTTTTACAGCACGTATGGATATTGATGAATTGGTCACGGAAATCGAAGCCATTTCCATGGATACAAGCTGGACTCAGGATGAGCAATACAGTGTGTTTGCTCAACCAGACAAAAGCTACTATTTAGATCAGCGTGAGCGTTTTGAGCACAAATACCGCACGTTCCGGGCAGTATCAATGGTTTTGAGACCAGAGGTCATTGTTGAGCTGGGCACTCACGCTGGCAGCGGGGCAGACGCATACCTGTCTGGGGTTGACTATGGGGCTCATTACATAGGTTATGATTCGTTCGGTGTGTTGGAGGTCGATGGTTTTGGGGTATACGACCCACAAAAACGATGCCGGGACATGTTCAGGGCTCGAGGGTATGATGACTTCAACCTCATCACCTGTGACCTCAGGGATATGCGAACAACCCCAAAAGCAGACCTGTTTTGCGTTGACGCAGGGCATGACTACCGAAATGCCTACCAGGATTTATTGCTGGCGTTGCGTTCGGGATCCAGGTGGATACATGCGGACGACTACTGTGGGAACGAACTGCGATTGGCGATCAGGGATATCACCATGAATTATGCCGATCATTTTTCAGGCATGGCGGAGATTGACCAAGTGAGCGGTAGTTTTCTGCTGGAGGTCAGGCAATGATTTTTAGACCAGGCACATGGGACCAGGCAATCTTCGACTGCGTCTACACGAACAACGAATACCGGGTTAATAATTTTCTCGGAAAAACCATCGTTGATGTGGGGGCACATATCGGTTCGTTCTCGCTGCTCGCTGCCCATAGGGGTGCATCCGTTGTCTACGCATACGAACCCAACAAACACAATTTTGAGATCCTGACGCAAAATGCTCTGGGCACTGTGGTTCGCCCGTGGAATAAAGGCGTTCATGCTTCGAGCGGTCTACACCTTCAAAGTATGCAGTGCAGCATGCCTGAGAACACAGGGGGGTGCCCGACAGTTCTGGATAGTGATGGGGAGATTGAAACGGTTTGCATGAACGACATCATCGATCAGTTGGGGCACATCGACATCCTGAAGCTTGATTGTGAGGGTGCGGAATACCCGGCATTACTGCACTGCACCAAACTGGATCGATTGTCATCAATCGTCGGGGAATACCACGGTCACGCAGAGCATACAATTGATGAGCTAAAGCAATACCTGAACAGTCACGGTTTCAGCGTTGGGCTGGAACCTACGGAAGGTGGACTCGGGCATTTCTTTGCAATTCGATTATGATTATTACGGACCCCATACACGAATACAACCCAGAGCTAACCATTGATTGGCTTCGAGAGCACTGCCCGGTCGATCATCGATTTGATCGCTTAATGTCGATCGATCGATCGATCATACGATGTCGGGACGCATCAGCAACAATAACTGCGTCACTGTTTAATCGGGACACAAATGATCCGACTGGGATGACCAGGACATCCGAACCAAATTTTCGAAAACGATATTTTGCGTCACTGCTGAACAACATCCAGTGGCTAGAAGCAACCGACATGGGTTGTGATTTGTTCGTGGAACCCAGCATCGCAGATGAGGTGATGAGGCATGTCACCTCTGCGAAAGTGAACCTTCACATTATGGAGGAAAATTCCTTAGCCGCGACAGGAATGTATTGGAGATTTCTCGCGTTCGACATGGATGAGGAATGGAGACCTGATCAGGTGGTTCTGTGTGATGTTGACCTGGAGTGGGAGCATCACGTTCCCTTCCTTCTCGAGCACTGCCCGGTTGCTCCCGTCTTTTACAGCAGGTCTGGGGATCCGTTTTCTGAGACGGATGATTGCTCGAAATACACCCCGATCAGCTGCGGGTATACGGCATTCGAGAAGTCTGCCCTCGATTGGAAGTTTTCTGAAATAGTCCCCAGGTTTTTATATTATCAGTGCTACAAGCAGTTCTATGAGCCCCGCAACAAATGGAACGGACCGCACCCGCTAATGCCACACGGTTTTGGTAACACATGGAACCTGTACGGCAGCGACGAACGCTTCTTTGCTAAAGTGGTGTATTATTACCTTAAGCGTCAGGGATGCTTAAAGATGTTGGTTCAAAGGGAATGTTTTGACTCGCCCCACGCACCGGAAAAAGCGGACATGGAATTTACCGAGAAATTCGGAGGAAAAATCATCTGTGTCTAATGCCAATCCACGCAAAACCAACCAGGGTTACTGGTCCGCAGAAAAGCTCGATCGATCGATCTCTCGTCCACCTCGACAGGTTCGCCGCCGATGTGTTCGGTCTCAAACTCTATAAATGGCAGAAGCAGGTTCTGGGTGATCTGGACGCAGCTGGATCCAGGGTTGCCCTCAAGGCAGCGAACGGATCCGGGAAGACTGCCATGTGTGCGGCACCTGCGGCTTTGTGGCATGCGCTCATGTTCCCAGATTCTGTGTGCGTAACAACATCCGGTGTTTATCGTCAGGTCAAGGAGCAGATGTGGCCAACGATCAGATCCCTCTCCAACTCGGTCAAAGATTTTGGTATCGAGATCAATCAGACGGATCTTCGAATACCCGAACTGAACTCTCGCATCGTTGGTTTCTCGACAGACGACCCGGGTAGGTTTGAAGGTTGGCATGCAGAGAACCTTCTCATCATCGTGGACGAAGCTAAGTCCGTAAAAGACGGCATATTTGAAGCGATTGAAAGGTGCCAGCCGAATCGCATGCTCGTCATGTCGTCGCCCGGCGGGAACTCGGGTGAATTCTTTCGGATTTTCACAAAGCACCATGACATGTATCGACTTCACACGGTCACGTCATTTGACTGCCCGCACATTCCGAAAGTGTGGGTGGATCAGCAAATCAAAAAATGGGGTGAGGATCATCCGCTTGTGCGCTCCATGATCTTTGGGGAGTTTATGCAGACTTCAGATGAGTCATTACTCGTCAACTACGATTCCTACCAGGCGTGTTTACGGAACCCACCGAAATACGAAAATGGAGGAATAGTCGCCGGGGTAGACTTCGCCGGGGGCAACGACGAGAACGTGGTTGCGATCAGGGAAGGAAACAAAATCAAAAAGATCGTCGCGTGGACAGACCGCGACACGATGGCATCTGTGGGTCGCTTCATCGTAGAGTTCACTAAGGCAGGTTTGAAACCGGAGGATGTGTTCTGTGACGAGGGTGGACTCGGTCGCCCGATGGCAGACGCACTGCGAGATGCGGGTTGGCCCATCAACCGTATTAATTTTGGGGCTCGTCCCCGGGATCCAGAAAAATTCACGAACCTGGCGGCGGAGATGTGGTATGAGACTGCTCGCCTGATCGAGAAGAACGAGATCATCCTACCGACCGACGACGAGGTTTTGATGGCACAGCTCACCAGCAGACGTTGTCGGGCGAATAAGGCTGGCAAATTGGAGTTGGAGACGAAGGGTGAGATGAAGGCGCGAGGGCTGGCATCACCCGACCGGGCCGATGCTGTTTGTATGTCTGTCGCGCTCGGTCATGAGCATGACTACATGACTCAGTTTTCTAAGCCAACGATCGAGGAGATTTTTGCCGGGATGGAACTCGACGTTGAAGCTCCGGACTCTCGCAGGGGTTTTGATTGCGGCTAAAGGGAAAAATTTGTTTTGAGATCTCCCTCAGATTGGGCCAATGCGGGGTAAATGGATTACTCGGATCTCTATGCCAAATCCTCCCAGGATCTACAGGATAGGTCACAGTGGGAGACCAGGCAGCGTCAATTCTACGAAATGCGTCACCACGGTTTGCGCCGCAAAACCAAACCCTGGCCCGGCGCATCAGATGCTCATTTCCCGCTATCCGACACGATTATCACCAACCTCAAACCCTACTACGTCCAGCAGCTGTTTGCGTTGGACACAGTCGCATCGTTTGTCTCTCTCCAGCAGCAACAGGCATCGTTGACCACTGCTGCCAGTCAGTGGATGGACTACAAACTCAAACACAGGTCCAACCTACAGACCGAGATTATCTCGACGATTGACACCATGCTGTTGACCGGGCGAGGGATTTTGAAAGTCACATACGATTTGGATCGCAGTCAGCTCAACTTTGAGAATGTGGATCCAATGCACCTCATTGTTCCCTCTTACTGCAAAGACATAGAGACCGCTGATCGCATCACGCACATCCAACACTACTCCCCGGATTCATATCGTCGGAAGGCCGGGTTTAATCAGGACGAAGATTTTATCTCCCGGGTAACAGGTGGGAGCGCAAATGATCGCGGCGACCACAACAGGCATCAGATCGCGAAACAGCGTGAGGGGGTGATCGACACCGATAAAGACACGATTGTGGTGTGGGAAACATACGTTCAAAACGACGATAAAACGTGGACTATTTATACATACTGCCCTCACGATCTGGAGTTCGACGTTCGACCTCCTATGGAGGTTCCATACGAACACGGGAAGCCTCCGTTTGTTTCATGTCAATACGAGCACAAGGATGCTGGTTGGTATTCCCCGCGAGGAGTGACCGAGCTGGTCGCAGTGTTTGAGGCATCATTGTCGAAGCTGCTCAACGAGAAAAACGACACAATGTCTCTCTACAACAGACCGTTGTTCCGGTCTACGAGAGCACTGCCAAATACAGCCAACCTGCGGTTTCAACCGGGGCAGATACTCCCGGAAGACATCCAGCCGATTCCGATGCCATCCCCGCCGATCAGCTTTGATCAGCACATGATTCTGCACAGGGAGATGGCGCAGCAGCGTGTTTCAACACCAGATTTCGGGATCGCCCAAACCCTCGACCAGAACCAGAGGCGAACAGCAACTGAGATTAGCGCGATTGGGAACCTGTTTACCCAGTCAGCAGATCTTCGCATGCGGACGTTCCGCTTATTTTTGGGCGATCTCTACCGTCAATGTTGGTCACTGCTCACTCAGTTTGATCGATCCAGTCTCAACTACTACTACCTGGACACCCTCGAACAGATTCCGCAATCCGCACTCCACCAAAACTACGACATCACGCCGAGCGGATCCGCTGACGGGGTCAACAAACAGTTCCATTTTCAGAAAGCGGTCGCCCGTTTTCAGATGTTCGTAAACGACCCGCACATCAATCAAGTGGAACTACGTCGAAGTGTGCTCGAAGCGGATGACAGTGGATTGGTGAAGCGTTTGCTCACGGACCCGGGCATCGAGATCGCCAACCAGGCGGAAGATCAGGCAGTCGAACTGTCTGTCATGCGCCTGGGATTCCCGGCTCAGGTTAAACCGAGTGATGATCATGCGACTCACGTTCGAACGATGCTCGACTACCTCGCACTGAAACGCGCCCAAAACGCGCCAACAGACCAGATGGAGTTGCAGCGGATCCAGGAACACATAGGCATGCATATGGAACAGTTTCGTCAGCAGGATGGAAAGGCCGCGCAACAACTGACCATGGAGATTCAGGAGATTTCAGATGCAATTAATCAGACTAGTGAGGTCGGTTTACCGACTGATGCGAATGGTGCCGGGGGTTCAATCCCCGGGATGGACCCGACAGGAAGCGGAGCTGCTGCGGCAATTCCTAGCCAGCCCATTGGGGCAGCGAATTAAAAGGGAGATTTTTGTGTGGATCGTTCGTCAAACTGTGACAACGGTCGAGCGAGGGGCAGATAATGCCTCCTACAATATCGGATACTCAGCTGGTTTCCGGGACGGCATAGCTGCCCTGGACACGTTGGTCGCGAATGGACTGCTGGCAGAGGCCGATGGCGAAAACGAATATGACTGAAACGATGGATCGGGACGAAATCATGCGTCTCATTACGGGCGAAAACGAAGCAGCTGCGCCCGCTGCTGAACCTATCAATGAGTCACCATCAGTGGATGAGGCACCCACTGCAAACGAAGAGTCTCAAGCAGGGGAACCGTCTCCGGAAATTAAAACCGAAGAGGATGATAGGTCTGACAAAACCGAGTCGAGATACGAGAAGCTCAGGAAAGCCGAAGCTCGCCAGAACAAAACATGGCAGAAGCTTCAGGAAGAAAAGGAGCAGATCAGGAAGCTGAAAGATGACCTGGAGGATTCCAGGAAACAACTCGAAGAGGATCGCTCGAGGATTGCCGAGGAAATCATAAACAAAGGTGACGAAGCGTCACCCGATGTCTATGAGGCGGTCGCTGAACGATTCCGCGACTCAGGTGAACCTGAGTTGGCCGAAGAGGCAGCTCGGATGGCGGAGGAAGCTCGCCGAAAGCGAGATAACGCCAGTCAGACTCTAGAAATCAATCGGTTTAAAAAGGAGTGGGCAGACTCTGTGAGTGAGTTGGTGAAGGCAAAACCTGAGCTTAACGATCAGGAGAGTGAACTCTACAAAGCGACTGAGTACCTGCTGAAAAACAAGCCAGCCTTAACAACTTATTCGAGCGGATTCCGTGATGCGGTCGAGGTAGCCGAATACTACGTAAACTCGAAGCGAGCCGAGTCCGTTGAAGATGAAAACAAACGGCTTCGAGCCGAGCTCGAAAGCTATAAACGCAAACTCAATTTAGGAACCAGCGATGTTCCGCGAAGGTCAGGCCCGAAGGGGTTCGACGACATGAGTCGAGACGAACAACGTGAGGCGATTCTTCGCATGACTCGCGCAAATAGATAGGATTTAAAATGCCAGCAGATAGTACAATCACAACCAGCGGCGGAAGTGGATCGAACGACATTTCTGTCGCGATGCAGCGATATTTCTCACGTGAACTTTTGGCGACCATCGAAAAAACGGTCGTCCTGGATCAGTTCGCTATGAAGGCACCACTCCCGGAGAAGAGCGGTGGAAAAACCATGCGCTTCTTCCGCTACGAAGAAGGTGATGCAGCGAACGTAGACACGTTGACTGAGGGAACGACACCGACAACCAAAGCTCTCCAGATGGAGACTGTGGATGTTGACCTGGTTCAATACGGTCAGGTGTTGAGCATCTCTGACATCGCAGATGCGACTGCTCTGTTTAACAACATTGAACAGGCGACACTTCGCATCGGACGGGACAGTGCGCTCAAACTGGATAGCGTTATTCGCACTGAGTTGTTCAGCAACACAACTGGAGTTTCCGATATTTATTCCGGTGCCACAACATCATACGGAGCATCGATCACGGCAGCAGACGCCAGCGACTGGTTGGATGCCGCTACCGCACTCAAGATCAATGCCGCCAGCCCCCTGGACGGAGGATTTATTGCCATCGTCGGACCTCAACAGGCGCGGGATCTGTTGGCCGATTCCGAGTGGCAGGAAGCGCACCACTATGCCGAGCCCCAGGCTCGCCTGCGTGGTGAGATTGGACGAATGCACGGTGTCCGGTTTGTCGAAACGACTGAGCCATTCAGAGCGGGTTCCGGTGGATCCCAATACACCTACAGCTCATCTGGTGACATCTATGGATCCGTTGTGGTGGGTGCCCAGGCATACGGTGTTCCCAGCCTGTCGAGCCAGAGTCCATACAGTCCGTCTGTCTACATCGTTTCCGGTGCGGATAAAAACGACCCATTGAACCAGCGCATCCTGGTTGGTTTCAAATCGTTTTTCGCTGCGAAAAACATTCAACCTAAACACATCGCCCGAGTTTACTCTAAGACTGGGTACTCAGCATAATATTATGCCTATTAGCGTCACAATCCCGATGGAAGCCCTCGCGATCATGGATGGCGAGGAGTCAGTGGCACCGTCCGCTGGTGACGCGATCAGCGTCACGCTTGAAGGCACGGTTGAAGACATCGCCGATGGGTCGGTTACCGTTTACGCGACAACCGCAAACGGGGTGGATCTTGAGGGTGAGACTGGACCTGAGCCAGAAATGGACAGGGAAGGGATGCTCTCCATGTTAGAGGGTGCTCAACTGTAACTGTAGTCACGGGGGAGGGTTTCCTCCCCCACTTTTAATGCCGAACTACACATACATTAACGAAGCCGGGCATCGGTCAGAGTTTATTAAACCGATTGGAACATCTGATTTTGTATCAAACGGTGTCCGTTGGAGTCGGGTGTCAGAACCGGAAGGATTCCGGATGCAAACGGGAGCATCTCTCCCGGATCAACGCGATCAGATCAAACGAGGATATAAACGCCTGGAGGATCGCGGGTGGAACAGCAAATTTTCTAAACAACAAATCAAAAAAGCCTGGGACATATGAGAGACTACATACAGGGCAGAGGTGTCATCATCGATGATAATTCCACGCATACTGGCAAATTTAACTACATAGTAGCGATCACCGACTGTGTTGTGTCCGCGATGACGTGTGCGCTTACAGGGACGTTCTCAGGTAAAACAATCCCAGCTGGTTTGCACCTACGAGTGGATGCTACATCGATCACGCTCACATCAGGGCAAATGGTCGCATACGCAGAATGATCAGACACCTCCAGAGAATTATCACTCAGTTTTCGGTCATCACCGGGGGGTTTGCGCCCCCGGCAGTGACCGGAGATGCGATTGTGACTGATTCCGGGAGGACGCTGATCGATGCATCAAACACAATCGTAGCAGACGCAATTTATGTGGTCTCCAGCAATGGTGACACGCTCACTGACGGCACAAATTTAATTAATCACATACGACATGGCTAATATACGAGTCAAAGACTTACCAAACACTGACACGCTCGTCGATGGTGACGAGTTGATCGTGGACAGTTCATCGGCTGGAACCAGGCGCATATCGTTCGGAGAACTTAAATCCGAAACTGCGTCCGATTTTGTTGCAGCTCCCAGCACATACAAAGTGGCTACCCTGGCCGCCGACAACAAGCTGGATCCGTCACAGATTCCTGACACGCTGACCAACGGACTGAACTTCGTCGGTGTCGCGAACAGTGCTCCTGATTTAGCGAGCACGACTCAGGGTGATTTCTACGTCATCGGCACCGCATTCGGGGTATACTCGGTTGGAGATCAGGCAGTGTATGACGGGAGCGCATACGTTCGAGTGACGGATGGCACCAAGCAGATCGGCGAAGGTGGAACCGGAGCGACTACAGCAGCTGGTGCACGAACAAATTTGGAAGTCAACTCCAAAGACGAGGACGCACAGGCTAATGCGCTGAAGACCACGGCACCTGCTTTGTATTTCGACGGGAGCA